CTGCGCGCTATCATAGTTGAAAAAGTATGCACCATACACAAACCAACTTCGGTCTTATCTAAATGGAAATAAGGAAGACAATACTTAGACTGTGCTTTCTCATAAGGATTTATCTCATTACCATTAATGTCCGTAAAAGTTTTCAATATAGCTGGGGTAGTTTTAGCATCACCCCACAATCCAAATAATAATGATTTTTCAATCTTAGATGTATTGCCAGAAAATAGTTGAGTATCATAAACTCCAACACTCCTAAAGCGTTCATCTAAAATAGGTATACCACTATTTGGAACCACGCGGTGCGTTAATATTTCATCTTGTGCACCCGTGTGTTTACATTTATCAAAAACAGCTAGAAGATATTCCTGTTCTAAGACAGAACAATATCCCAGTGCTCTAAATTCATTTCCTGCAACATGTAGACCGATCAATTTGCGATATCCAGATGCACTATCAATTATTGAAACTAAAGAACCACAATCACCAATTTCTGTATAAGCTCTATAACCTACAATATCTCTTACTTTATAGTTTAAATCTTTCGAAACAATTGGTAAATCCTGTCCTTTCTGTCCTACCGTAAAATAAGTGTTTTTTGATGTCTTATCAATACTAGTTATACGCAAATCCATTCTAATATTATGTTGTAATTCTCGTTTGAGTAAGAAATATTGTATAATATTCCTATGCATGTTCATTCTATTATCAAATTGTAAGAAACAGTTGTCTCTCAATTGATTTTCGGGATGTTTCAAATAAAAATCAAACATCTCTTTTACAGTAAACTTAGCTTGAACAATAGTTTCATTCTTCCTAGATTTCCTACCTATTACAACTAGAGTAGAAGCAAACGAAGGATCCCTTTCTAAATTTACCTTAAAGATTTCTATATAATGATTAGGACATATAGCTATACGTCCTCCGAGGAATAAGATATAACCCGCTTTCTCAATTTTGTTAGGAAACTCGATTTCCATTGAATACATATTACTTTCTACTACATTTTTTAATATTTCTTCACCTTGTTGATCTGCATGGAATCCCATCTGCATGCCGACAAAAGGTGCTTCATCATCAACACCTTCAAAACTCTTAAAGTAAGCAGCATTTCCTACTCTCTTATTTCCTTTTTTCGCCATTTTCTTATTATATTTACCTTTAACATAAGCTTGTTCATGTGCTTTGCTTACGTAATGAGACATAACTTCTTCATTCAACAAATCAGCAAATTGAGCTCCACCGGTAATATCTGTACTGCGTGCATCAAATTGAGATACAAAAGGAACAATTGTAAGTTCAGGTTTGTGTTCAGGAATGCTTTCTTCCTTTTTGTTAGAAGTTGTAGCTACCTTATTCACTATATATGAAGAAGCTG